CCCTTCGGATCTAAATTATGATGTGCATTTGACAACAGTTTAGTATATGTTAAAACTTTCTGTTTCACATCTTTATCACTATGTGCATAAGAACACATTTTTGGATCAATGTCGAGAAATAATATATGTATCATAATATAATCAAAGATTACATTCTAAAAAAATTATAAAAAATATGTTGGTCAATAGAAGTAGTCACTTTACTACTATCTGCCCAACGTGGGCTATCAATATAATTTGCATGATAATGTGTAGCACCATCTGTAATATCAACCAATTCTTCTTCGTATCGAAAGACATGTTTCGCCAATTCTTGTGATTCAAACCATAATCTTCCGTTTTTAGGATCATCTCCTTTACCGTCACAATACCATGAAAATTGACATTGATTTCTTTTAGGAAATCCACTTGCAGTTGTCGGCCCTTGATAAACCACATCACAAACCGTATTTGGAAAACGATGTGACTTAACACGATTAAGCGTTACTTGTGCTACCGCTAATCTTCCAGCCGTACTTTCACTTGCTGCTTCATAAAATATATTTTTTGCCATACATATAATTTGTTTCTTCGTTTCAATTATTAAAAGATCATTCGCAGTAACATAATTTAAAACATATTCATGTTGTATTATCACCGGTGTCCCGTGTTGTGTTATTGAACTCTCAATCGCTCCATTATTTCCGTAAGCTCCAACAATAAAGAACATAATAAGAAATAAAAAAACTTTTTTCATATTCCTCTTGTATTTGGGTTAAGCGTTCTGCTATATTCTAGGTCTTCCTCTTTTAGGACTTTTAATATAATTGTCGGCGTTACCTAAAGCATTGCTTCTAGTAAATTCCCTCCAATCAAAATCAGATTCCCACGTATAATTTCCAACAACTCCTATAAACTTTTGAAAACCGGGCTCATAATCGAGTGTTGTAATTACATTGACAGGTAATGATAATCTGACAGTTGCAGACCGTGGTTCTCCAGCACCCATTTTCATTCTACGAAGCTCTACTTCTCTAGAAACTTCCTCACCTTCGCTGGATATCCTTTTAAATTTTACTATTCTATTTTCTAGATTATTTACATTCATGGTACTAAATCTGGAAAAGTTGTTTTAATTAATTTATATGTTAAACCTCTATAGTTTAACTTTTTATCTTTAACTTGAATTACTACTTCCGCTTCCGTAGGATGTAATTCTTCTAACAGCTGTACAAATAATTGCTCTCTTCTTAACTGTGATAATCCTTCGTGTCCTCCTTCAATATAAAGATAAAACTTTCTAATATTTGGATATAAATATGTGGGATTATTTTCGTCTACTGAACCTATGAATGTCTTATACGGCGGAGTGCCTTCAGGTAAAGCAAATTTGACATCTGGATGAAAAGCATATTTTAACAATTCCTTTAAAGGGTTAGATTCATGTTCCAATAAAATCTTCTTACGTTCCGCAAAAGATTTTGCTGCAGCAATGTCTTCAAATATAAGTGGTATACTAAGTGCCATAAATTTAAAACTCCGATAAATTTTCAGTTAAGTTTTTTAATCTATGTTCCACAAAATATGTAAGTAATCGCCGTCTGTCTCCAACCTGTGTTTCATTAAATTGTTCAGTTATATTTATACAAATTGATTCAGGTACTTCACTTAAATCTATTAATTGTCTATTTCTATTTAGATTACGTAACATTTCATTATCGCAGAACATCTCTGGTTCTAAATCAAACCATGCTTCAATTTTCTTTTTAGTTATTGGTTTTTGTCGCCTACCTTCATCAATGAACACATTATCATCAGACAAAATATTTGGAACACCATCACCTACATCTCCCTTTACAAGTTTTTCATGGAGAGACCATTTAGCATCTCCTTCAACAAACTTTTTTTGTATAGGAGAATATTGTCTAACATTAAAGTGATGAAGTTGGATAAAATCTTTATCACTTGACAAGATTAACGTTCTTTCATTTGCTAGTCCTACTAAAACAGCAATAATATCATCGGCTTCTGCTTTATCTACTTGAAGGACTTTATATGGAAACCATTCTGTTAATTCTAATTTTAATAAGTTTAACTTATCATACAAATCTTGCCAATCAGTATCAGTTGTAGTTCTTATTTTCTTTCTTGCCGCTTTATAGTTTGGGAAAAGTTCTTTACGCCAAGATTTTCGATCATCACAACATAAAATCAATTCCCCATATTCATTTGTAAATTTATTTCTATATAATCGCAAAGTATTTAATACTGAAGGTCTCAATGCATTCATACTGACATCTCCATATTTTGCAGAAGTCATGTATGAACCTATAAAGATTTGCGAAAAATCAACTAGTAGTGCCATCTTTTAATTTTATTTGTTGTGGAGTTTTAATAGCATGTAAGAATTGCTGCCATTGACCACTCCGTAAACTCCAATTATAAAACATATCAAAATAACTTCGCTGTATTTTTAGAAGATTTTGTATGTCCTCATCCCAAAAATGTTCTATAGAACGACCTAAAATATGTCCATGTACTTGAGCATGTTTTTCCTTATCTTGTTCAAATCCATACATCCAAGGAAAGTTTGCTCCCGTTTCTGGTATAGCCCCAAGATTAGGAACTACAGATAAACATCCAGCAGCTGAAGCTTCAATTAAAGTAATGCAACTTGTTTCTTCATAAACACTTGGATATGCCATAATATGTTGTGTTTCTAGTGCTTTCCGTATTTCATCATTTGTAACCGTTCCGTGATAATTAACACCTTCTGTTTCTCTAGCACGTTTATATATGTGACGAAATTGTTCATCTAAATGTGGTCTATCATATAACTTAAAACTAGAAAAGATATTTAATTCTGCATTCAATCCTTCCTTGAGAGTATTCCTCATAAAATCCCAGGCGTTTAATAATACTTCAAGACCACGATGAGGTGTAGAAAAATAACACACATTTATTTTATCATCATCTTTTGGCTTTTCATGTTGTGGAATAGGTTTAATAGCATTTTGTATTACTACACCACGGTCATAAGGAAATCCTAGATATACATGAAATTGATATTGTTGCCAATGACTAACAAATACTATACGTTCAAATTTTTCTAAATTTTCTTTATTTTTTAAATGCTGTACTTCTGGATCTGATGCTAAATCATGTATCCAAAGAATTCTTGGTTTATCTTCTAAATTCCTAACTCTCGTACTAATAAGTTGAAATTCATCTAATAATCCAGATTCACGTTTTGCTACTTCTTCATAAAGCCACATTCTCATAAGTTCAGTACCACCCATAGCCTTTTCTGATATAGTAGCTAATTTCGAGGTTTCTGAATCTTCAGAAAAATCAATATTAAACTCCACTTTATCTTCAGGGTTTATTATTGATACGCTGGGAGTAATAGATTCTTTAGGTGAGACATCTTTGATTTCATTATCAAGATTCACTGCTTTGACCATGCATTTCCAATCATTAATATTATTATTCTATACTAGTATATAGTGTTATACAAAAGGGGGCCCTACAAACCATGCTACTAAAGAATATCTGATTCCCTTTGTTACAGGTGTAACTCTGTGATCCAAAAAAGAAGGAAACACAATAATTGATCCTTCTTCAAATCTTGGAACTTTTTCCATGTCCCCTAATATTTCAAAATCACCGCCTTCATAATCAGAATTAAGAACAATAGTCATTGAAAGTTTTCTAACAGAGTATTCGTTATGAAGAAGACGCATCTTGCTGAAGTTGAAGTCGCCATGTGAACCTATTCCATCTTTATGCCAATCATAAAATCCATCTTTAGTATATCGTGTTACTTGACAATCTTGAGCGGCAACTATATTATATTTCCATTCTGCTCGTCTATTTGCAGTAATCATATAAGGTGTGATTAAATCATAAACCCATTTATCACGTACCCATACAATGTCACTCTTTCGGATAGCAGCAAGTTTTTTACCTTTGTTTGCTGATCCTAATGTTTCAGCCTGATTCCACTTTCCTTTACCTAACTTTATTATTTTTTGACAAACTTCATGTGATAATTTTTTATCCCAAAAGTAATAATATGATACCATTAAAATTTTGATATAAATTTTGCGATGGGTTGTATAAACGGCAACAACCCTATTGCCATAATTGCATTTACCCCTGTATGAACAAGAGCTACCTGTTTTGTAATGCCTGTAGGCATTCCGTCACTTATTAACATTCCTGCTATCCATATCGTTCCGGTTGTACCAACGTTTGCTCCTAGTATCGCCGCAATTGCAGACGGTAGTGGTAATGCGCCCGAAGCTACAAGTCCTATAACAGCAGTTGTAGTAAGGGATGAAGACTGCCAAAGAAGAGTACATACAATTGCTCCTAAGAACATCCAATAAGGATTTCCTAGAAACCATTCAAGTTGTTCTAAATGACTCATTGATTTCATTCCACCTG